ACTTTGCTTGCCATTCTAAGATGATTAGCACCGGCTATCCATCCAACTCAACATAATCACTTACTCCACATAAAACAACCCTGCGTCCTCCAGCTTTGTCATGGCTCCGTTGATGAGATACAAATCGCCACCGAGCTCCGGCGCGATACGATCGAGGTTTTCAAGTTCGCGGATATCGTTAGCGCTCATCCAACCGTTTTGGCGAGCTGTAGCGTATCCGGTCATGCGCGAGGCGTAATCGCCGCGCAAAAGGCCATCAACGTTGAACTTGATAAAGTACGTCGGCTTTTCGCTCTCGCTGAATAGTACCCGGCACATACTTTGCTCCCAGCGCACAACCCAGGGATCGAGGGTGTACTTCACAAACTCCAGCGACTGTTGCTCGATATTGCTGAACGAGGACTTCTCCAAGTCCGCCAGCATATGCGGCGGAACACGGAAAATGCGCGCAATCTCGTTGATCTGAAACTTACGTGTTTCCAGAAACTGCGCCTGCTCCGGCGCGATCCCGATCGCTGTATACTTCATGCCCTCTTCGAGAACCGCGATCTTGTGCGCGTTCGTGCTGCCCTGATATGCTGAATTCCAGCTTTCCTTGACGCGCTGCGGATCTTTGATCGTTCCGGGGTGTTCCAGAACTCCAGATGGGGCCGCGCCGTTGGCGAAGAACTTCGCACCATACTCCTCTGTCGCGATGGCCAATCCAATCGCATTCTTTGCCATGGCGATCGGGCTGTAGCCAATCAGACCGTCGAAACCGAGACCGGGAATGTGCAGCACGTCAGATGGCGAAAGGGGCACTTGTGTCGATTTGCCGAGTGTGCTCGGATCCTCCAACCCGCGCTGATACAAATAAAGAAGCCGGCCGTTCTGATCACGGTCGACTGTCATTTTGTTCGGCATGAGCGGGTAGAGCGCGACTACTTCGCCTCTAGCGTTTCGGATGATCTGCGCGTAGGCGTTCCCCCATAGGAGCAGGTGGCTCATAAGCGTCTCCCGAAACGCGAAGCTCGTCATCTCGGGGTTAGGCTCATCGTGCAGCAACCGGTAAAGCGGGTGTTTAAACGCCTTCTCTTTCCCGCCGCTGTCATTATATTTGTAGACGTTTAGCGGCAACCCTGCAACGGTTTCGGACAGGATTCTCACACAGGAGTAAACCGCCGTCATCTGCATAGCGGTCGTTTCGTTCACAGGCTTCCCGCTCGATGTGCCGCCAAAGAAGAAGCTATAGCGACTGCCGTTAAGAGAATCTTTCGGTTTGTCGCGGGAGTGAAATATCGCTCGAAGTGGATTCATGCGTTTCCTCCATGGAACATTTGATTGACATACACAGAAAAAAGCAGTACAGTGGCACTTGTGTGGTGTATTTTCGCACCATACAATATTTTATTTGAGGTATTTGATGTACAGCGACAAGACCATCGTCTGCAAAGATTGCGGACAAGAATTCACCTTTACTGCCAACGAGCAAGAGTTTTTCGCCGAAAAAGGTTTTACGAACGAACCGCAGCGTTGCAAATCCTGCCGTGTTGCTCGTAAAGGCGCACCAAGAGGCGGTTCCCGCGATGGCGGATACCGCGACAACGCACCGCGCCAGATGTATGACGCAGTTTGCTCGGAATGCGGCAAAGCCTGCCAGGTTCCCTTCCAGCCCCGTACCGACCGACCGATCCTGTGCAGCGATTGCTTCAGAAGCAACAGGTAATTTCAAAGGCACATCCTTAATCGGATGTGCCTTTTCTAAAACACCAGCAATCCTCGGCCATCGTATACACTGGTGGTCTCTCCATTACCGTTCCGCAGCGCCCGGTCCAGTGCCATAATCGTTGCAACAGCACCGTCGATTTTCTCGGTGCTTTTTTCTTTGTCCGGCTTGATGTTTCCCGCCGGGTCAGTACGGATGTAGATGTTATCCATCATCCAGCGCAAAACCGGCTGATCGCCGTGCGCGATCCTCTGCTCCAGCGTCAGCTTCATGAGTTCCTTCGTCGGCGGGGACATGTCCTTGAACCCCTGGCCAAACGGAACGACCGTGAATCCCATACCTTCGAGGTTTTGTACCATCTGAACCGCACCCCAACGATCAAACGCGATCTCGCGGATGTTGTACTCTTTGCCGAGCTGTTCGATGAACGTCTCGATGAACCCGTAATGTACCACGTTTCCCTCGGTCGTCAGCAGGAAGCCCTGCTTCTGCCAGAGGTCATAATTCACATGGTCGCGTCGCACGCGCAGGTCGATGTTCTCCTCGGGAATCCAGAAGAACGGCAGGACAAAGTATTTATCATCTTCATCCAGAGGAGGAAACACTAAAACGAACGCCGTGATATCTGTGCTAGACGAAAGGTCGAGGCCGCCGTAGCAAATGCGCCCTTTGAGCGTTTCGGGGTCAACCGGAAACGCGCATTTGTCCCACGCTTCCATCGGCATCCAGCGGATAGCCTGTTTGACCCACTGGTTCAAACGAAGTTGTCGAAACGCGTTCTCTTCAGCGGGATTCTGCTGCGCGCTATCACACGCCGCTTTGACCTTGTCGATACCCACCGTGATCCCGAGCGACGGATTCGCTTTCTTCCACACCTTCGGATCCGTCCAGGAATCGTTCTCCTCGGTGCCATAGATCACAGGGTAGAACGTAGGGTCCGTCTTTCTACCGTCGAGGATATCCTTTGCTTTCGAATGCACTTCCCAGCAGATGGAGTTGGTGTTGTCGCCCGCCGTGGTGATCAGGAAATACAAAGGTTGCATGCGCGCGTCGCCACTGCCTTTGGTCATAACATCAAAGAGTTTGCGGTTCGGCTGGGTGTGCAGTTCGTCGAAAATGACACCGTGTGTGTTGAAACCGTGCTTGTTGGCGACATCCGCGCTGAGCACCTGATAATAACTTCCGGTCGGCAGGTACACGAGCCGCTTCTGTGATGCAAGAATCTTCACCCGCTTCGCCAGCGCAGGGCACATGGTGACCATATCTTTGGCGACTTCGAACACGATCGATGCCTGCTGGCGGTCAGCTGCGCACCCGTACACTTCCGCGCGCTCTTCGTTATCGCCGCACGTCAAGAGCAGTGCGATCGCTGCAGCAAGCTCTGACTTTCCATTCTTCTTTGGAATTTCGATATATGCTGTGTTGAATTGCCGATACCCACTGGGTTTCAGTGTGCCAAACACATCACGGATGATCTGCTCCTGCCAGTCGATAAGCAGAAAAGGCTTGCCTGCCCATGTACCCTTCGTGTGAGAAAGACATTCGATAAAAGCCACAGCATGATCGGCAGCCTGTTTGTCGTACACCGAATCCTTCGCTTTGAACGGAGTCGGCGTGTACTTCTTCAGTTTTCGTAACATCACCGCCTCCATGGATTTCTTCGCTTAGTTTTGATGTGTCGTGATATATTGCGATAATCATGAGAAAGAATATAATGATATTGTGTTCTGCGTTTGGTTCTCTATGTGAAAAGGATACTCAACCGATTTTGAAAGGAGCGTCTTGTATGTTCATCGCCATTGTTCTATGGATCGTTGCATTCGCTTTTGTGCTTGTTACTTCCATCAACATGATCCGACGCGCTATCAAAACGAAACATTGCACCGCAGAAGCGAATGCCGATGTGGTTGAAATCAAGGAACTTGTCCGTCGGAGAAATGGCATCATAACGAGAGAATATCTCCCCACAATCTCATATGTTATCGATGGAACAACGTACACGCGAAAGTACACCAAAGCATATCATTCGGACACATATCACATCGGTCAGATTCTACCCATTCTGTATAACCCGCAAAAGCCCGACGATGTCAATACAATCGGAACCAGCAATAAGGCTGATTTGGTCATGCTCATCATCGGGCTTGTCATTGGAGTCGCAGGAATCTTTTTCGTCATGCTGCAAAAGTAGCAACCTTCATCACTAAGCAAACACGGAGGCCCGCGTGAGCCTCCGTGTCCGGCTTAGTTTGGTTATCTTGCTCCGTTGGGGCAACCGCCCCATCCTCCTATTGAACCGCTCAGTGGCGGCGACGTTGCGCGACACGGCGTTGTGACGATTTATGCGCCCGATGCGTCCTGATCGCCTTCCTGTACTGCCGATTTCAGAATCGTCGTATCAAACCCCGCTGCTATGTACCCTTCTAACAGCGTGCTGTAATAGAAAGCGCTCGGCTTGTTCTGTGGCTTGCCGCTGTTCAGGATGTAGATGAGCGCATCTGCCAAAGTACCGTCGCGGCGCACTTTGATCGCCGTTTTCCGATACAGCTCCGGCACACCGATCCAGCGGTCGAGCGCAGCTTCATCCTGCGGTGAAATCTCCCACAGCAGCGCGGGAACGCTACCGCCCTTCGCTTTTTCGATCGTCGCCAATGCGCCGGCTTTGCTGCCGCGAAAAGAAAGTCTGTAATTCTTCAACACCGCGGAGCCGATCAGCTTTGCGGTCGGGCAATGCTTCGCCATGTCGGTGCGGTTCAGACCTGCGCCGTACGCTGCAAAAAGTCGGCTATTCAAGTTAGTCCTCCTCGATCTTCACACATTCGTCCTCACCAAAAACCACACCGAGAGTGCTTCCGTTGCTCCAAGCCGTGTGAATCGTTCCAAGTGAATCGACATAAAGCACTTCCCCGATGGTGCCTACTGGAATTTGTGTGTAGGGGTCGTTCATGTGTACCAGCCGCACTTTTGTACCAGGCTTATAATATTCTTTGAGCTGTTTCAGCAGCTCTGGATGAATTCCGTTCATGCTTCATCACCCGCTTCCCGTGCATCGCGGAACGCTGCGTTGCCGGTGAGCCTTTTCTGAAGCACACGGCGTGAATCTTTGAAGTCTTGCCCAATGAATCCAAGCCGGAGGAGAAAACAACGGAAGGCATACTTCTCGTTCTCGACTTCCTGTTCCGTCGCGATGACGCGCTTTTGTGTGCGCGCCAGTTCGCAAAGGCCCTGTACCAGTTGGTAGTAGGCTGTGATCTCCGCTTGGTCGTCGGTCGGCCGAAACCATCCGAATTCGATCCTGTCGGAGTGCTCTGTCATCGGAAGGCTGTCTGTGCCGAGCGCTTTTTTCAGCAGCGTTGCCTTGCTCGCAACCAGCCGCCAAAGGTTCTCCATTGCAATGGGCGTCATATCGCCCTTCGGTATCTCGACCGAAAGCCGGTCAAGGCTGTCTAGTGTAGATGCCATGATTCCCTTCCTTGGCGTTTCAATGATCTGCTGCACCGCGGGTTTAGCCGGCTCGCCGATCCGTTCGCCAATGAAACCGTCATGCGCCAGTTCGCGAATCAACATCGTAATCTGTGCCTCATCCGTTTCATCTGGGCAGGTGACCGTACCGTTCTTGTCGACAGTGTAAGCTCCCACCTGAAAAGCAAAGCTCGGCGCACCGAGGTATCGCGTCGCATCCTGCAGGGTATCCCGCATGACCGCGACCAGCGCTTTCCGTCTGTCCCCTGTAACGTTGTACTTGATCTGCATATAATGTCTACCTCCTTGAATTTGGTAGTACATACATGCCTCTGAAAGATGTACTTATCAAGCTATTTATCTGTGTTTTCTACGATTTCTTTGTACGGAATTCGCTCGCCGTTACGAATCAGAAACACACCGTCGGAACCATTCAACTGCTCGACGGCCCTTCGAACGATCACATCACAGTACTTTTCATCCAACTCGATCATACGACAGACCCGATCTGTCTGTTCACAGGCGATCAGGGTACTGCCGCTGCCACCGAAGGGGTCGAGCACGACGCAATTCGCCATGCTGGAGTTCAAAATCGGATATGCCAACAGTTCCACAGGTTTCATGGTCGGATGGTCAGCGTTCTGTTTGGGTTTATCGAATTCCCAGATCGTCGTCTGCTTCCGATCGGCGTACCACTCGTGTTTACCCTTTTTCTTCCAGCCGAACAAAACAGGCTCATGACGCCATTGGTAAGGGCTCCGCCCCAGCACCAACGACTGCTTCTTCCAGATACAGGTTCCGGAAAGATAGAACCCGGCGTCCGAAAATGCTCTGCGAAAATTCAATCCCTCGGTATCCGCATGGAACACATAGATCGACGCGTCGTTCGCCATACACGCTTCCATGTTCTGAAACGAAGCGAACAGGAAGTCGTAAAACGCAGCATCTGCCATGTTGTCGTTTTTGATCTTCCCAGCGGTGCCTTCGTAATTCACATTGTACGGCGGGTCTGTGACCACGAGATTGGCCTGGCCACCGTCCATGAGCAGGTCGAACACATCCCGCTTTGTGCTGTCGCCGCAGACGAGCCTATGCTTACCGAGGAGCCACAGATCGCCAAGCTTGGTAATCGCAGGTTCCTTGAGCGCAGCATCCACATCGAAATCATCATCATGAACATCGGCGCGCTGCGCATCTTTAAACAACGCATCTAGTTCGGGAGCATCGAAGCCGGTCAG